ATTTGGATTATCCCCACCTCTAAACCAAGCAGGGAATCTCCAATCTGAACGATTTTTATTCATTGGTCGTAACAGTTTAGAGGGGCAACCTAAGAAGGTGAAAAGTACCCCTATATCAACTGTCTTATTTAAGTTTGCGATTTCTTGTTTTGTCATCATAATAATCACCCCTCTATTTGTTATACACCTTTAATTTTACCGTCAGCCCAACCTAATTCTTTAACGCTATGAATATTTTGTTGCATGTCAAACACTATAGCCTTACCTTTTAAGTTTTGGTCAATTTTACGGCCTGTAGTTAATACTAATTCATGTGTACCTCTACCAGCTTTCATTGGATCAGATTGATCGGTTAAATATAAGAAACAAATAACATCGGCTAACTTGCCAAAATGTGATGTTTCCCAAAAACGCCATTTCTTAGTTTTCTCACTAATTTCTGCTTGTCCTGAAGTGATTACAGGTATCTTACATTGTTTAGCTATTTTCTCTTTTAATGTATCGATTTTAGCGGCCATAACTAAGTCTGTACGTCCTGCATCAATTTCATGCGATTGAATCTTAACATAGTCATAAACAAAAAGTTGTATGTTATGCTTTAACTGTAACTCTTTAACTTTACTTTCTAGTTTACTATTGTCATATTCATTAGCATTGAAATAATAAATCGGTAAATTTTCTGCTGCTTCCCATGCTTTTTCAACTAAAGGTATTTGGAATTCGTTTAGGGTATCGTTAGCAATTGCATCTTCAGGGACACCTGATATTTTAGCTACCATACGTAATAATATTTCTTCATCGGTCATTTCTGTATCCGCATATGCTACAGGTATTCCATATGTCATAGCTAAGAACATTGCTATTTCTAACATGAAAGATGATTTACCTACCTTTTCAGGAGCGCCAATTACATATAATGCCGATGGACGTAACGCTTTAAAGAATTGATTAAGAAGCGGAAACTTTTCAGCAATGCTAATCCCTGCTGATTCTTTGTTTTTAATCTTTTCTCGCAAACGTTGTATCTTTGTACCAATCTTCTTAACTTCTTCATCGTTATCTAAATTTGTTCGTAAAGCATAAATATTTTCTTTGATTCTTTCATCGATAGCTTGTACATCGATAAATTCTTGACCAGCTTCAGCATCGTAATTAGTTTCTGCATAAGCAATAACTTTATTCGCTGTTACAATTGCGTTTCTTCTGTACGTATAACTTTTTAACATCTTAATTTGTGCTTCGACTGAAGGTGTTTCAGGTAACGTATTGTCGCGGAATGTGGATTCAATCATATTAACTCCACCAGCTGCTAAGAAGTTTTGGTGTTCTTGTTTCTTTTCCGCTTCAAGAAGTGTCATAATACCTTCAGCACTAATACCGCCACTAGCTGCTGTTCTTAACATAGCTCCAAACATAACGCGATTGTTGTGATCCACGAAATCATTTGGCTTTAACTTTTGAGCGATTTCAGGAATCATTGCTTCACGGTTGTACATAACTTTCAAAATATAAAACTCGGTTGTTTTACTATGGAGTTCTGCCAATTAAATCACCCTTTTAACTCTTTTCTAAACAAATGCATACATTGGTCATAATAATTTTTCTTTTCCAACATATGAATAAGTTTGTCTACCTTTGCATATAATTCTTCTAAAGTACCGTCGTTAGTGATGACAATACCATCTAATTTAAATTGGTCTGTTTCCGTTGAATGTCCGAATGCTTCCATATCAATATCACCATCACGTTCAACCACACGACTTACACATTTGTCAAAATCAGTAACAACTTTAACTGGAATGTAACCTTTTTCTAGGTAGTGTGAATACTCGTATGTACGTCTTACATCCGTAATAACGTGCAACGGTTTTTCGTCTAGTTGAAATGTTTCAGTATAATTATTGTGGTCTTTAATCCATAATTCAATATCTTTATCAAGTAAGTCAATCCATTTAGTTTGGCCACAAATTTCTTTAACTTTTTCGCCAATCTTGATTAAGTTTGTTTTAGTAGGAGGCAAACCAAGTATTTCGGCTGTCCTCCTTATTCTATCGGCAAGGGCAAACTTCATATAAGTATGTCGTAATTCCAAATGGTTAGCGACAGTATCTTTTCCGCTACCACGTAAACCAAGGATCATAATATTAACCATTTTAATACACCTCTTTCAATACAGTTATATCTTCGTTTTTACCCCATGTACACTTAAATCCATTTTCGTTAGTGTAGTGAATAGTTCCTTTTTCGACTTTGGTGACGATTCCTTTTGATTCAGAATGAGAGTTAAAGATGAAATCACCTTTCTTAACATTAACCTCTTCCAAGGTGTACCATTTATAGTTCATCTTGTTCATTTGATTCACCTTCAACTTCCTTTTCTTTTTCAAGCTTTAACTTAACTCCTTTTGTTGCTTTACGGATATCCATTACAGCCTTTTGAATAAATGATTTTAAATCTTCAACTGTAGTAACGTCACAATCGATAATTTCTTTATTTAAAATAGCTACACAAGCACTTTCTAAATTAGGGTAGAAACCATCTTCTTTATAATCGAATACACCAGTTCCTTTACCATCTTTTTGTTTCTCATAACGCTTATTGATTACTACGTTAAGCGGCTTAGTTGTAATTTTATAGTTTTCAGTTACTTGAATTTCCATTTTGTAAAACCTCCACTTTTTCAATAATTTCATCCAACTTAGCTAATACTTTTGTTTTTCTATTTTCATCTAACGATTGGTCGTTAGTATCTTGTAATTCTTGCATTTCTTTTTTTATCGGCTTAAAAGGGGATAATTTTCCTTCGATGTCTGTTTCTAAATCTATATTTTCAAAACACATACCTTCAATTCTATCGAAATCAAAATCATCTAATTCCATTTCGTTGAATACATGACCTACAGCACAAAAACATTTTCCGTGAACTGGATTTGAGAATTTATAAAAACTATCTTCTAAATGTTCAGCTGCTTCAATACGTTTTCTAGCGCCTTTTAAAATTTCAATTAAATTCATTTTATTTATCCCCCTTATTTGATTGTTTTAAAACATATACAGTAGATAGTAATGTGATAACAGAACCTAATAAAATCCAATACCATTCATTATTAGAAAACAAAACAACTGTTCCAAAACCATAAGTCAATAATCCGCATGTAATTTTAAAGTTTTTATTCATCAATGTTCACCATACTTTCAATGAAATAAGTTGTAACTTGTCCACTTAATTTTTCACAAGTTTTATCGAATTCGTTACTGTCTTTAGTATCATGTGGAAATTTAACAAGACCAGTACCTTTGTTTTCATAAGTTTCTTCTTTCTCTACCCACGGTAACAAAGTTCCAATCCCACCTGTTACATTAGTTAATTTGCTTCTCATTTTAAATCCCCCTATCACCATTCGGTTACATTTAACCAAGCTGGTGTTTGTTCTTTAACCTTGTCCTTATTGTAATTGGTATTTCCGTAATTTACAACCGTTTCAGCGGAAATATTTTCATTTTTATTTAAGTTATGTTGCTCTTGTCGTCTTCTGACCTTCCAGTATTCGATTGATTTAGGTAAACATTCATAACCTAAACTTGCCATTACGCGTATCTTCCATCCCATCATAGCGCAATATTCTATCGTATCCATTATAATTTGTTCAACAGTTAAATCAGTTTCAACGTTATTTTCTTCAATGTATTTCTTTACATCCTTCTTCAAAGTTCTTGATAAGTAAATACCCATCATTCTCTTTTCAGGTTGAGTAAATGGCTTATCACCTTCAAACTTTTGAATAAATAAATCAGTTATATCACGATTTTTAATTTTCACCATTTGCTTTTCCTCCTTTGATCCCTTACCATAGAATAGGCTTTTTATATCTTTAGCATAGCTCCACTTGTAAACCACGCTCTAAAAGATGACCTGAACACAACTTTAACTTCATCACTGTTCTTAGTTTTATAATACATACAAACATCATCGAATTTAACTATAGTTCTTTCGCGATTGCCCTTAACCCATGTTTGACCTGCTGCTAAAACACCTCTAAATCTAGTTCCGTCAGTATATGTTATCATCTTATTCATCCTCCTTTATAAATGGCGCTAATACTATATACCCAACAAACCAAGCGATAAGTATTAACACAATAAAACCGACAATGTATAGAGCTAAGTTGTATAAGCATATTAGAATTAATATTAAACATATTAAAGTCATAACGAAAAATCCTACAAGTATAAATATAACACTATCTTTAACCATGTTATCACCCTTTTTAGGCAAAATTAAAGAAGGGTAGGTCAATACCCCTCTTATTTATTTTTTAGATTCACGTTGAGTATATAAAGCTAGTAAAGCTCCAAATGTAGCTGCATCATAATTACCTTGTCCGAATAAAACTATAGATAGAAGCATAATTATAGATGCTAAAAATCCTGTTATATTAGGGTAAAACTTATCCCAATTCTTTTCTTTCCAAGCTTCAAGTTTCTCTAATTTCTTTTTCATATTATAACCCTCTTTTCTCTAATTTTTCAAATTTAGGATTCATTGTATCTTCCTTAAAGATTGTTTCAATAACTTTAATAACTGGATGACGTTGCACTTCAGTTAAATGTACATGGTCAAAGTATTCACCGTTTGGATCATGCTTATATAGTCCATTTAAGAATGTGTAGAAACCATTATCTCTACTGTTGCGAAGTGATTTGTCATCAATTTGCGAAAAGTTACCCATGATAACATATTTAGAATTGTTACCAATACGAGTCGTAATTCCGTGGAACGTAGAATTATCAATGTTTTGAGATTCATCAATCATAACGAATGAATCATGTTTCGTAGTGCCGCGCATTGTTTGGATCGGATCAAAGAATATGTTTTTCTTTGAAGTGCCTTTCACACCAGCTTCTTCACCAAAGAAGATATAATCCTTGATATTCTTAGAACCTTCTTCATCACTCATAACATCTAAGTTATCTAAAAATGGAGCGATGAAAGGGATTGTTTTATCGTTAACATCACCAGTTAAGTAACCTAAATCTTTACCCATTTGAACTTGCAAACGAGTGTAAATCATTTTCTTGAATCGTTTCTTTTCAAACATATTATGAAGACCTACAGCTTGTGCGACTAAAGTTTTTCCTGTTCCTGCTTCACCAGTTAGTACAGTGAAAGGTTTATCGTTATTTAATGCTCTTAGTGCTGCTTTTTGTCTTGCATCTTTACCTACGATTCCCCAAAATGACATATTGATCGCTCCTTAGTGGTCAGATAGTTTTTTCAATCGAATATGAATCAATTGCAAATCCTGAATCCTGTACTAGTTCAGATACTCTACCCATCGTTATACTTAATTCTCTACCGATTGTACTAAATTTAACGCCGCGTACGTATCTATCAAGAAGAACCTCTTTAAACTCTTGTGAGTAAACGTGTTTTGCTCCTTCTTTTGTTTGTTGTTCTAGTTTGTATTGTTTTAGTCCTGCTTTAACTTCAGCGATACCACACCCTAATTTGGATGCGATATCGTCTAATTTCAACCCTTCAGAATATAAATCGATTAATTTGTTTTCATACATTTAAATCACCCCTCTTGATTTGATTGTTGTAATGCATTGTCACGATATAAACGAACTTGATTTAACACGTATGGAGCTTGTTCAGCCGTTAACGCATATGGATTTGTAACTTGACCATTAGTTAATTGTGATAAGAATTGCATAGCTGTCTCATTTGACATTTGAAGTTGTTGAGCCATAATAGCAACAATTTCATCGACTTGATTACTTAAAGCTGCATCTGTTTTAATTACATTTTGCTGTTCCGGTTTAGCTTCAACGAAACCTTTATCTTTTCTAGCATGTTCGAATATTACTTTTAATAATGTTGTATTATCAAATTTATCAATGATAGCTGGGATAAGCTGGTTTTTATCTTTATCTATTACATTAGAACGAACGCGTTCACATTTGTATACTTGACCTGTTTTCTTTAGCATTAAGTGAACATCTATTTCATATGGCAAACGTTTTTCTACGTCAGGAATTAAAGGCGTATTAGGATCAATTTTCATCATTGTTCCTTTTAAATAATTATCTTTAGTATGAGCTGTAATGATTAAATGGCAATTCAAACGTTTTAAATTATTAATAGATTCATAAAAAATATCTTTAGGCATATCACCTTCGTTGAATTCTAATTTAAACTTATCAGGATTTCCCGACTTCTCTTTTATTGTTTCTAATGAATGTTTCTTGATGCGCTGCCATAAAACCGTTCCTGAATCAATTACGATTGTTTTATAATAACAAGAACCAGTTTGGTTTTGCATAGCTAGTAAATTTTTAGTTAAATTAAGAACAGCTTCAGGATCATCATTATCAAAAATATCAAAATCAGCAACATGAGAATAAATTTCTGATTTTCTTTCAGGATCAATAACTAACGTTGGCGTTTCAGCCCCAAAAAGAGCTACTGTTGATTTACCTGAACCATCATGACCTGATAATAAGATTCTTAAATATAATTCTTTTGTACCTGCTTTATGGATTCCGAATTGCTCCATTGGATTCATTGGATTCATGAAACATAACCTCTTTCGAATTTTATTTTTAAGGGGCTTGTCATAAATTGACTCACCCCTACATATTATAAATTAAAGTTAATTATTGTTGAAAAGGATTGCCGCCTTGTTGACCACCAAAGAATTGATTAGCTTGATTACCAAACTGTCCTTGTGGTTGTTGGTTAAATCCTTGTTCAAATGGCGCTGCTTGAGAAGTGTCAACATCATTGAAATTAGGTTGTCCACTAAAATTACCTTGTTGTTGTACTTGTTGTTGTTGGCCTGTAAATGGATTTTGTTGCATTTGCTGTTGACCGATTTGTTGTTGACCTTGATTACCAGCTTCAGGATGTCCACCGAATGGGTTTTGTCCTTGTGGTTGGTTCATTGGCTGCTGATTAGTCTGTTGTTGCTGTCCGAATGGATTCTGACCTTGCTGTTGGTTAGATTGTTGTCCAAATGGATTGCCTTGTGATTGATTAACTCCACCTTGCATTTGACCCATTCCTGTATTCATTTGACTGTTTGTATTAGAGAAACCGCCTTGTTGTTGCTGTTGGCCGAATGATTGACCTTGAGGTTGTCCAAAACCTTGTTGTTGTTGACCAGCGTTAGGTGATGGAGCTTGTACATTAATACGTCCAGCTTCAACACGGTCAATTTTATTGTTTGGATCACCTACAGGCATTCCAAAATCATCATAAGTAATATCTTGTTTGTTGTAGTAGTAGTAACCAATTTCAGCGTTAGCACCTTCTCCTAATCCGGCTGCTAAAGCTCCTTGAATGATTTGTGGATCGTGAACTTCTACTGCAATTACTGCTGGATCATAAGGTTGTCCAGTATTTTTATTGATTGCTAGTTTTTTATCTTTATCTAAGTTATAAGAGATTACTTTAAATTTAAGTACATTACCTAAGTTTTGGAAGTTAACAATTTCCCCACCGATACGACCAGCGAATTTGTGAGCCATTGGTTGTCCATTATTATCAACACAATCTTCAATGTCTACGAATGTAGTTACGTTTGTATAAGTAACACCGCTTTGTTCTGCTGTAAATTGTTCAAGTTTAGCTAAGTTAACACGGATAGCAGGTTTATCAGCTACAGAATAATTATCTAATGCGCGATTTCCGATATCAAGTGGTACACGAACATTGATTGAACCGAAACCTTTTGCGAATACTAGTAATTCTTTACCGTATACTTCACCAGTTTCTTTTTTAGCACGATCCTGAACGTAAACTAATTGTCCAGTTACGATACCCATGTTAATGTACTTGAAATTCGGTTTATAATTTGTCATTTAAAATTACCTCACTTTTTGAATTTGTTTTGTTGTATTGCTGTTTACATTTATTATTCTATTAAA